TCCGTGGAATCAACGCTAAGATCCGAGGCGGAGAAGTACAGCACACAGGTGTTGTTCCTTTCCTTAAAAAATTTGAATCAACTGTACGATGTTGCACACAAAATGGGATTCGTGGCGGATCAGCAACGGTCCACTTCCCAATCTGGCACCAAGAAATAGAAGACATCCTAGTTCTTAAGAACAATAAGGGTACAGAAGACAACCGAGTGAGGAAACTTGACTACTCAATCCAGATTTCAAAACTTTTCTACGAACGTTTCATTGCGAATGGAGAGATTAGCCTCTTCTCACCGCATGACGTACCAGGTTTGTATGATGCTTTTGGTACTGACGACTTTGACACTCTATATTGCATGCATGAACTCAATGATGCTGTTCCAAGAAAAACTATCGGGGCACAAGAACTTTTCCTAGACCTATTGAAGGAACGTGCAGAGACAGGTCGTATTTACATTATGAATATTGACCACTGTAACGCACACTCTTCCTTTAAAGATAAAGTTTACATGAGTAACCTTTGTCAGGAGATTACTTTACCAACTACTCCTCTGGAGCATATTGATGGTGATGGTGAGATTGCTCTGTGCATCTTGTCTGCTATCAACGTAGGTAAAATTAAATCCAATGAAGAGTTGGAAGAACTTTGTGATCTTTCAGTGAGAGGTCTGGAAGAATTGATTGACTATCAAAACTATCCAGTCAAAGCAGCAGAACGTTCTACTCTTGCACGTCGTTCTCTTGGTATTGGTTACATTGGACTTGCACATTTCCTAGCAAAAAATGGTTTCAAGTATGACGATCCAGCAGCATGGAGATTAGTCCATGACCTGTCTGAATCTTTTCAATACTATCTTCTTAAAGCAAGTAACACCATCGCAAAAGAAAAGGGGGCATGTGAGTATTTCAATCGCACTAAGTATGCAGACGGTATCCTTCCCATTGACACATACAAGAAGGACATTGACGAATTTTGTGGGACGGAGTTAAGTCATGATTGGGATAGTCTTAGGGATGACATCAAAGAGTTCGGACTCAGACACAGCACTTTGTCCGCACAGATGCCATCGGAAAGCAGTTCCGTTGTGTCAAATGCCACCAATGGAATTGAACCACCAAGAGCTTACTTGTCCACTAAAAAGTCCAAGAAAGGACCACTCAAACAAATCGTTCCTCAGTTCAGTACTCATAAAACTAACTACACTCTTTTATGGGACATGAAAGATAACGATGGTTATATTAAAATTGTTTCTGCTATGCAGAAGTTCTTTGACCAGGCAATCTCTGGTAACTGGAGTTATAATCCAGAGAACTATGAGAACAATGAGGTTCCAGTTTCCGTTATGGCAGGTGATCTTTTGAAAACCTATAAGTACGGATGGAAAACTTCTTATTATCAAAACACATATGATAACAAAAACGATATGCAGGAACTAGAGGAAAAGAAACAGGGCATTCAGGATTTACTAGAAGATATCTTTACAACCGAGGAGGAAGATTGTGACAGTTGCAAAATTTAGAGTTGGTAGTGGTCAGATGCGTAGTCAAGTAGATGGTATGACGGTATTTAATACCAGTCAGGTAGATAGCACCAAGCAAAAGATGTTCTTTGGACCCCCTCTAGGGGTTCAGAGATATGATAAGTTTAAGTATCCTGTGTTTGACAGGTTGACTCAAACACAACTAGGTTTTTTCTGGCGTCCTGAAGAGGTATCGCTACAAAAAGATCGCGCTGATTATCAAGTTTTAAATGAAGCACAAAAACATATCTTCACGTCAAACCTCAAGTACCAGATCCTCTTGGACTCCGTACAAGGTCGTGGTCCTGGCATGGCTTTCATGCCTTATTGCAGCCTACCCGAGCTTGAGGGTGCCATGAACATCTGGCAGACCATGGAGATGATCCATAGTCGCTCCTATACCCACATCATCAAGAATGTATATGCAGATCCTTCTGATGTCTTTGACCACATTCTAGACGATGAGAAGATCCTCTCACGAGCACAATCAGTTACCCGTGCATATGATGAGTTCCTTAGAGCAGCACAAGAATGGGGTGCTGGCAATCAATGGCAGCATGCATTGGATGACTGTCCATCCGCACAAGATACACTTTATGACCTCAAAAGAAAACTCTACCGAGCAATGGCTAATGTCTATATCCTGGAAGGCATTAGATTCTATGTCTCGTTTGCATGTTCTTTCGCCTTTGGAGAACTTAAACTCCTGGAAGGATCTGCCAAAATCATCGGACTCATTGCGAGAGACGAATCCCAACACATGACCATCTCTCAGAATGTTCTGAACAAGTGGCGTGATGGTGATGATCCTGACATGGCACAGATTGCCAAGGAAGAAGAGATCAATGTTTATAATATGTTTAAGCAGTGTGTTGAAGAAGAAAAACTTTGGGCAGAATATCTGTTCAAGGATGGTTCTATCATTGGTTTGAATGATAAGTTGCTTTCTAAGTATGTTGAGTGGACTGCTAATCGCCGTCTAAAATCTATTGGACTCAAGGCAATCTTTGATACTCCAATCACAAACAATCCTCTACCATGGACTGAGCATTGGTTGTCATCTAAAGGACTGCAGGTAGCACCTCAAGAAACAGAAGTAGAATCTTATATCATTGGGGGGATCACACAAGATGTTCAAAAAGATACGTTCGCTGGTTTTCAGTTGTGATAAGATACTCTTTACCTGGTTGGAGGGAAGACCTCCTACAGACAAACCTACCCAATCAGGAGGAGAGAGATCTCCTCTCAAAGGGTCCGTCAAGTCTCGCTCAAGCGTGGAGAATGCAGGCAATAAAATACAAATACGCGACCCATGGGACTGAATAAATAATGGAGGTTATATCATGAGTATGTGGCAGAAAATAAAGAGTATCCAAATCCCTGGATCTATTGTGGCAGCGTCTTTGACGGGTCTCTTATTGGGGACAACTATGGTTTTGTTTACAAGATTACCTGTAGCACCACCAAACGTTCCTACATCGGCAGGAAATATTTCTGGCAAAAGCGAAAGCCTAGAGCTACTGCTCAAACTACCAGACGGCGAAGAGTTACGAGTGAAAGTAACTGGAGAAACTACTATGGAAGTTGTCCAGAGCTTACAGATGATGTTAAAAAATATGGACGGGATGCTTTTGCTAGAGAGATCCTCTCCTTACACACCACACCAGGACGAGTCAACTATGAGGAGACCCGTCAACTCTTCGTCAACAACGTTCTTACCGAGAGCTTGACAGACCACACCCCCACCTACTATAATAGCAACATACTCGGACGTTACTACAGGAAAGATTATTTTGATTTTGGAAACGATTCTGGCGTTGACGCCTGCTGACTACGATCATCTTGCACGAGCAGTGCAAGTTGAAGCAGCGATTAATACTAATGATGAATACTGTGTTGCAGTTTCTATCCTCAACCGTGTGAACTCACAATACTTTCCTAACACTGTTGCCGATGTAGTTTATGCTCCTGGACAATACGAAGGTTTCTTATACCGTCGTCCGGTCGCTAAACCTAGTGTTGTTGCTAAGTTAAAAAACACAGACAAACTTCTGGAAGCGTATTCAATTATTGGAGACAGAACCAACTTTAAGGGACAACGTATGTTACCTTATCGTGTAGTTGCAGAAGATCCTATGTGTGATCGTAAAGGAAATTTCTATCATTATCACTGGCAAACATGACATATCCAGCACCAAAATATCTTGAAGATGATCCATGGTTTGGACCCGCTACTTTTTCTCTTCATCAAGAAGAATATAAACTTGCTTACGATCAAGCAGTAGCAGAAAACCTTTTACTTGTTGATAACTATAAAGAAGTAAAAAATATACATCAAGTGATGTATGATATTGCCACTGGTCATGGTAAAACAACCACACAACTTAACCCTATTGGTTGGATGTCTGGTATAAGTTAGGTAACTAACTTTTATGACTCAGTAGCTCAGCTGGATAGAGCAACTGCCTTCTAAGCAGTCGGTCATAGGTTCAAATCCTATCTGAGTCGCCTTGTCGGTATGGCGGAATTGGTAGACGCGCCAGGTTTAGGTTCTGGTGTCTTTATGACGTGGAGGTTCAAGTCCTCTTACCGACATTAGGGTGAATAGCTCAGTGGTAGAGCATCTCCTTTACACGGAGGCGGTCGGGGGTTCAAGTCCCTCTTCACCCATTAATTAAAGAGGTTAAATGCTGAATAATGTTATCTGCAAGATGCAAACTATGTAATACTGAACTGACGAGTACAAGTAAAGTTCAGTTCTGTGGTTGCCCTAACCAAATGAGGGTCGTAGACGACCACGTTGGTGCTGTTGATTTAAGTCAAGTAGTTCTAACGAATCATAACAGTTCTGTTAAATATAATGGTATCCTGACAAATTCTGATTTAGAATACCAGGAGGCACGTAAGAAAAGACGTGTCCGTAAAATTAATTTTGAGGAACGGTAATGATTAATCTGGATGAACGCTATCACGATTACCTTCATACAGATAAATGTTTTACCATTGACGATGTGTGTGAACATGTAATCGGTTATGGATTTACGTGTGATGGTAAGGACATTGATGGTTATTATGTCTTGACAAATGACCACAAGTTGTTCTATAATCTTAAAGAACAGTTCGTTAAACTGGAATCTCGGAAAGGTGGCAGAGCGGTTGAATGCATCAGTCTTGAAAACTGACGATGTGAGAGCATCCGTGGGTTCAAATCCCACCCTTTCCGCTTGGTACACTCACCAATATAATTAAATGAAAATTTTTCTTGATACAGCAGACGTAGATTCTATTGCTAGTCGTTTTGCGACTGGACTTATTGATGGTGTAACTACCAACCCAACTCTAATTAGAAAAAGCGGTAAAGATCCACATGATGTTTACCGTGGACTAGCAGACTTAGGTATTGTAGATATCAGTATGGAGGTTGTCGGTACTGTTGGTGAGATGTACAGTGAAGCAATTAATTTGCATCAGGAGTACAAGGAAGTTGCTACAATTAAACTTCCCTGTACTCCTGACGGTCTTCAGGTCTGTAAATCTCTTACTGATGTTGGTATTCGTACTAATGTTACATTGATTTTCAGTGCTGCTCAGGCAATCCTTGCTGCTAAAGCAGGTGCAACTTATGTTTCTCCTTTCATTGGTAGATATGATGACAATTCTATCTCTGGATTAGAATTAGTACGTTCTATTACTAGCATCTATCAGGTACAGGGTGTTCGCACTCAGGTTCTTGCTGCATCTCTTCGTGATGTGTATAAAGTATCCCGTGCATTTTATAATGGTGCTCATATTGTTACTATGCCGTCAGGTATTTTTGATAAGATGTATAGTCATGTCTTAACTGATAAAGGATTAGAACTTTTTCAGAAAGATTATGATGAAACCATGGCAACCCTATCTGTAGTATAATGTTTACTATCTACTCTAAAAAAGGATGTAAGTTCTGTGCTAAAATTAAACAAGTAATGGACTTGTCCGAATTAAAGTATATTGTCTATGAGTTAGACCGAGATTTTTCTTATGAAGAATTTTACGAGGAGTTTGGAGACAACTCTACCTTCCCTCAGATTGTCCTTGATGATATCAAACTTGGTGGATGTCAGGAGTCAATTAAATATATGCAAGAACAATCTATTTGTTGTGTACCATGATTGAAGTAACACTAGACGAGTTTGAAAAAAACTTTGATTCTTATATGGATCGTATTGAATCTAAAAAAGAACAATTTATCGTGCGTAAATCTGATGGTACAGCAGTAATTGCTATGCCAGCTGAAGAACTGGACCAAGCAACAGCGCAAATGGATGATGATGAGTGGTATAGTACTTACAACGAACACAATGATGCTTCATGATCAAACCGACTGTCATTCTTGAGCGATCTCCTTACCGCTATGTCCAGTGTGGTCTTCTGGAGATCAACGGTAGACCTGACTACCGTATTCAAAAAATGAATGAATGGACTAAGCGTTATCAAGACATGTACTATCTTGATAACCAAATGCAACTTGATACATGCCTTGAAGATCCAGAGTACACCAAATGGTTAGACCCTGATCCAGATGTATGTGCATATCGTAAATTTAATTCTGTGAGAAATCCTTATGTCAATGCAATCACATCTTGAAACTGCAGAAGAATCTGTTCGTCAAGCACTTATCAACGCTCTTGCTGAGGGTGATGATTCATATCTGTCCGAACTATTTGATCTTCTTAACACGGTTCGTAATCTAAAAAATAAAATTAATAATACTATTAGTTTTACTGACAATACATCTCAGTGGGAAAGAGATAAGGTTGAATATAATTTCAGTCTAAATTCATCTTACCTTCACAACGATCGTATTGGTGGTGACTTAGATGCCCTAGATGATATTGGTTTTGGTGCAGCAGGCACTGTTCCAATTCCCAATGGTATCAGTGAAGATGTAATTTCTTTTGGTGACTACAAAGAGTCTCGGGATGACTCATGAAACTCGCCCTGGTGGAGCTGGGTAGATTCGTCTGCTGGTCCAGTCTCGGTAAGACTTAAAACTAGCCCTGGTGCGGGTGAAGATTTTGCCGCCTGGTTTATATGTTCCAGTAAAAATATATTGGTGGTAAATCCCCTTCCGTGTGGTTGTTTTCTTGTTTAGCATCTGAAATAATAAAACAAGTGGCGTGCATGAGTCTAGTGAGGGATTGACCTCCCTCCTTTTTTGCGGGTGTAGTTCAGTGGTAGAACGCTATCCTTCCAAGTTAGATGTCGTCGGTTCAAATCCGATCTCCCGCTCTTTATAAATATTTGATAGATAATAGCAGCATTCTGAGAGACTAGAAGTATGTCTAAATTACTAGCAAATCAAATTGCTAACTACAATGATAATGGTCCTGTTGAAGCAAAGGAAGGTTTAAATTTTCCTACTGGCAAACCCTTAGAAGTAAATGGTGCTTCGGGTAATGTCGGTCAGTTTCTTAGATCAACCGGTAATGGTGTTAGTTGGGATGATGTTTCTATCCCTGCTGCTCAAGTTAATGCAGACTGGTCATCATCATCTGGTGTTACACAAATTCTTAATAAACCTACAATCTCTGCAGTAGGACAAAGCGGAGACTATGGTGATTTAATTAATAAACCTACCATTCCTCCCAG